ATGACTTTAGTTCTATGTCTGTTGATGACAAGAAGGTCTTCACTGCAATAGACAAAGAGATAGACACTAAGAACCGTGAGATTGACGGTGCTGTGTCTTTGATGACTCAAGACCTAGCAGATGCTGATGAAATGTCTATGTACACAAAGTTTTACTTAGGGTGGAACCTAGACTTTAGAGGCAGAGTGTATCCAGTGTCTAACTTTAGTTACCACAGAGATGACCACATCAAGTCATTGTTCTTGCTACATGATAAGACAATAGTCACTAACGATGACTCTTTGTACTGGTTAGCCATGCATGTAGCTAACGTCTGGGACATCAACAAGCTCAGTAAGAAATCTCTGGATACTAGAGTGTCGTTTGTTCAACGAAGAGAACGTCTTGTGTATGCCATTGGTCGTGACTTTGTTGGTACCTTCAAGATTTGGTCTAAAGCTGACAAACCGTTTCAGTTCCTAGCTGCATGTCATGAGTATGCAAACTACATGGACTGTCGTGTGGCAGGAGAGGAGTACATGTGTGGACTACCGTGTTCTTTAGATGGAACCAACAGTGGCGTACAGCACTATGCTGCAGCATCACTCAATGAAGACGATGGTGCCCTGGTTAACTTATTGCCTAGCGACACACCTCAAGATGTTTATGCTGCAGTAGCTGCAGTGACTAATGCACGTCTAAAGGAAATAGCTGACCCAACCACTGAGGAACCAAACCTAAGAGAAATCAAAGACAAAAAGACAGGAAATCTACTGAAGACAGTTGCTCAAGTAAGAGCCTCCAGGATAACTCTTGCAAAACTATGGTTAGACTATGGTGTTGACCGTAGCACAGTCAAAAGAAACACAATGACCTATGGTTACTCTAGTGATGCCTGGGGCTTTGGTGACCAGTTGATTGACGACATCATGAAGAAGCTGTCTGATAAAGTCATCAAGAAAGAACTTGATGCAGCTACTGGTAAACCATTTGTTCATCCATTTGGTGATGAACTATGGTTACAAACGCAAGCTGCGAGGTTCTTAGCTACCATTAACTATGCATCAGTTAAGCAGGTCATTAGTAGTGCTGCAGGTGGCATGTCTTTCTTTCAGAAGATTTCAGGAGCCTTAGCTCACGAAGGTAAACATTTACGCTTTGATACTCCGATAGGGTTTCCAATGTGTCAGCGGTATACTCACTGGGATGTTAAGAAAGTGAAAATCTTCTTGTTTGACAGAGAGGCAGGAATCAACAAACGGACGCAAGCAACCTATAGGACCAAGAGTGCTAAGTCTAAAGTTGACAAGAAGAAGTCTAAGAGTTCTGTAGCACCTAACGTCATCCACTCAATGGATTCTTCTCACTTGCTAAAGACTGTCTTAGATGCAAAGAGACAAGGCGTGACTAATTTCTTTTTGATACACGATGCCTTTGGCACTACACCTGCTGAAAGTGAGGTCATGTATGAATCAGTTCGTCATACGTTTGCTGAGATGTACTCAGACTATTGTCTTTACTCTGAGTTTTGGAAGCAGGCCAAGAGACAGTTGTCGCATGAAGGCATCGAAAAGTTAGACATACAAGTCCCACCCAAAGGTAATCTTGATTTAAACAAAGTAATAGAATCAGAGTACTGCTTCAGTTAGACCCCTGGTCACAGTTGTGTCCACCTATTAGAGAACAATCGTCAACCTAAATCGTGATTTCTTAGAAATTCTAGGAGAGCGTTTTCTATTGCTTATTGTAAACACTAAAACTTAAACGAAAGGAGAACAAAATGGCTCAGAACAATCGAGTTAAATTCACTAGCAGCAAGGGTCGCGCTCAGTACCCTTGGTTGAACCAACCTGACACTGCCTTTGGTAATGAACCAAAGTATAAGACAAACCTCATTGCAGACGATGCTTCTGCCTTAGTAAAGATGATTGAGGATGTCGCAGAGAAAGAGTTTGGTAAAGACTGGAAAAAAGCTCGTATGCCATACAAAAGTGATGAGGACACTGGTGAGACTGTGTTTATCACTAAAAGTAAATATGTCCCTAACTTCTTTGACGCTTCTGGTCAAAATCTAGTTGGTTCACAAGTCCCCAAGATTTGGGGTGGATCAGTGATTAAGGTCGGTGGTTTCATTGCGGCCTACTCAGTCAGTGGTTCTAAGGGTGTCACCCTGCAGCTCACTAAGGTCCAGGTCATTGACCCTGTGTCTAGTGGTGAGTCTAGTGGTGATGGGTTTGATTCCGTTGAGGGCGGTTTTGTAGCAGAGGATATTCTACAGGAAGCTTTCGATGAGTCAGAAACAACGGAAGAAGCGCAATCAGCAGACCGTTTCTAAACGACAACGTGGTATTAAGCATGGCTATCGAAGTGGTCTGGAAGACACGGCAGCAGAACAGATAAAAGCTGCAGGTCTTGAGGTTATCTATGAGACCGACAAGATTACCTATGTAATACCCGAAAGCAATCACAAGTACACCCCCGACTTTAAGCTGCCCAAGAAAGGTGGCTTTTTTTATGTCGAGACAAAAGGTATCTGGGACACGAAGGATAGACAGAAGCACGTCTTGATTCGTGAGCAGCAACCAGACCTAGATATTAGGTTTGTATTTAGTAATTGCAATTCAAAACTCTACAAGGGGTCGAAAACGACATATGCATCCTTCTGCGATAAGCAGGGGTTTGTCTATGCCAACAAAACGATTCCTGATGAGTGGCTACGAGAGTAGTTAAGGAGAGCTAAGGGTCATCCTCAGAAATGGGGGTGGCCCTTTTTTTGTTTATGAGGAAAACAAATGTGGATATTACCAAAGAATTACCAACTGTCATTTCATTTTGCTCAGGATATGGTGGCATCGAAAGAGGACTTGACCTTGCCGGGTTTGAACATCGAGTCATCGCTTACGTTGAAATCGAAGCATTCGCCATTGCAAACTTGGTTGCGAAGATGGAAACAGGGCAGTTACCTGCCGCACCTATTTACACGGATCTTAAAACCTTCCCATCAGAAATCTTTCGAGACAAAGTTAGCCTTATCACTGGAGGCTATCCCTGCCAACCTTTTAGCGCAGCAGGACAGCGCAAAGGGACAGAAGACCCAAGACACCTATGGCCTTACATCAGAAAACACATCCAATCAATTAGACCTATTCAATGCTTCTTTGAAAATGTCGAAGGACACATCAGCCTTGGACTTAGAGAAGTCATCAGCAACTTGGAAGAAGACTGTTACGGAGCAACGTGGGGAATATTCTCAGCGCGTGAAGTTGGCGCACCACACCAAAGAAAAAGAGTCTACATCTTGGGCAACTCCGAACACTATGGATCATCTACCTCAGAGATCAGAGGAGGCGCTAGTTCGACAAGCAACAACACAACGCAAGGGCAGAACGAAGCCAGCAAATCTCAGAGAGCAAGTCAACCCAACTGCGGTAGCGATTTATCAGGAGCCAACATCTTGGCCGACACCAACAACACAAGATGCCAACAAAGCCACAAAAAAGATAAGGAAGAACCATCAGAACAATTTGACTGCAATAGTGTTCAGTCAGGAATCACTGCCAACTCCTACAACAAGGGATTGGAAGGGCGGATACAAAGAGGCCAGTCTAGTAAGAGCGGATGGCAAGAGCAGGAGGTTCGACTCGCTACCAAATGCCGCGATAGGGGGAGTTGGGACCGACATAGTGCCTGGCCACCTGAACCCCAATTGGGTCGAGTGGTTGATGGGTGTCCCGACAGGGTGGACCGCATTAGGCTCTTGGGGAACGGAGTAGTACCGCAGACAGCTGCAAAAGCTTGGCTGACTTTAGTAAATCGAGGGAAATCAAATGTTATCAATCCAAGAGACTCACAATGAGTCTGCATTTGTAATGCATGTGAGTTGCGAGAGTTGTGGCTCAAAGGATAACGCTGCTATCTATGACGATGGCCATACCTATTGTTTTGGGTGTCAATTGTTTACGCCAGGTGATGACGTAGAAGTTGTCGCAGCCACAAAACCAAAGAAACTACACAAAGATTTAATACAAGGAGAATACGCTGACTTGGTTGCCAGAAGCATCCGTGAAGACACATGCCGCAAGTATGACTATCAAGTCGGAGAGTACCAAGGAAGACCAGTACAGATTGAAAACTACCGTGATGACAATGGTGAAATCAGAGTCCAAAAGACAAGAGACAAAGACAAGAACTTTACTGTCCTAGGCGATTCAATACACATGTGCCTCTTTGGTCAGCATTTGTGGACTACAGGTAAAAAACTTGTGGTTACAGAAGGGGCCATAGATGCTCTCTCAGTGTCCCAGGCTCAACACAACAAGTGGCCTGTAGTGTCTGTCCCAAATGGAGCGCAATCAGCTAAGAAAGCCCTGATGAAAGCCTGGGACTTCCTAGGTGGCTTTGAAGAAATCATCTTGATGTTCGACTCAGATGAGGCAGGGCAAAAGGCTGCCTTAGAGTGTGCTGAGAGCCTTCCTGTTGGCAAATGTAAGATAGCCAAGCTCAGTGGTTACAAAGACCCTAACGAGGCTCTACAGGCAGGAGGTGAGGCTGAAATAGTCAATGCCATATGGAGGGCGAAGGACTGGAGACCTGATGGTATTGTTTCCACAACAGAACTCCGCAGCAGTATCACTGATGCTGATGAACATTCCACGATTACTTATCCCTACCCAAAGCTCAATGAGCTTACAAGAGGTATCCGTCCGTCTACTCTAGTCACAATATGTGCCGGGAGTGGCGTAGGTAAATCTACTTTAGTCACTGAGATTGCCTACCACTTGCATAGGCATGACCAGAAGGTTGGGATGCTCATGTTAGAGGAGCAAAACAAGCGCACTGTAAGGGGTCTAATTGGCCTTCACATCGATAAAAACATTGTCCAGGACTATGAGGCTGCGTCAAAAGAAGAGGTCTTAGAAGCTCATGACGAGCTGTTTGAAACACAAGAGATTCAGCTATTTGATTCCAAGGGTAGCATCAGTTTAGACATTGTCATCAATCGCATTCAATACATGGCGAAAGCAATGGGTTGTACCCACGTGTTTTTAGACCATTTGTCAATAGTTGTCAGTTCGATGACTGGAAAGGTCACAGACGAGAGAAGACTAATAGATGACGCAATGACTCGCTTAAGAACGATGGTTCAGGAGCTAGACATTACTTTGTTTTTAGTTAGTCACCTTACTCGTCCCCAAGGTAAAGGGCATGAGGCAGGAGGCAAGGTGGAGCTGTCTCAGCTAAGAGGAAGTCACGCCATAGCCCAACTAGCAGACCAATGCCTTGGTCTACAAATGGACGCTGAAGACCCCACCAATGATTGCCGTGATTTGGTGGTCCTCAAGAACCGTTTTACTGGTCAAGTAGGTTGGGCAGGACGACTTAAGTACAACCGCGAATCAGGAAGGCTTATCGATGCCGATTCTGATAACTCTCGCTTTTAATAAATCGACAAACTAAGGAGACATACAATGTCACAGAAGCACGATTTACTTTTATACCTTCAAGAAGGACACTCAATTACCTCTCTGGATGCCATTCGTCACATGGGCATCACTCGTATCTCATCAATTATCCACAAACTAAAGGCTGACGGTCACAACATAGTACGTTCAGATGTTGCTGTCGTTGACCGCAAAGGTAAAAAGAAGACGATAGGGAAGTGGTGGTTGCATGGGCAAGAACCTAACTTAGATTATGTGCAGCAGATAGAGATGCAGGTATGAGCCTGGTGTTTGACCTTGAGAGTAACGGTCTGCTCAAGGAATTAGACACAATCCACTGTATATCGATACTCGATACAGCCTGTGAGGACAGAAGAGTCAATGCCTTATCTATCTATCATGGTGACACAGGAATCAAAGAAGCCCTGGACCTACTTGCTGCAGCTGATGAAATCATAGGTCACAACGTCATTGGTTTTGACATACCTGCAATACAAAAGGTTTATCCCCACTGGAAACCAACTGGCAAAGTCACAGACACACTTGTAATTAGTCGTCTGGTCGCTGCTGACTTAATGAATGACGATGCAACCTCCGTTGGACTCCCTGATGACTTCAAGAAACGTATGTGGGGCAGTCACGCATTGAAAGCCTGGGGCCTACGAATGGGCACAATGAAAGGCGACTACGATGGAGGGTGGGAGACCTGTAACCCTGAGATGCTTGAGTATTGTAAGCAAGACGTAGTTGTCACCTACAAGCTGTACAAGAAGCTGATGCAGATGGCTAAAGGTTTCTCTGAGCAGTCACTTGAGTTAGAACATGAGTTAGCTGAGATTTGCTACAGAGTTGGCAACAATGGGTGGACGTTTGATGTTAAAGCAGCAGAGAGTTTATACGCTGATTTAGCCACCACCAGGATAGAGCTTGAGAAGGACCTAAATGAGCTGTTTGAGCCTTGGGAGATACACACAGAGTTCATACCTAAAGCTAACAACAAGACTCGTGGATACGTCAAAGGAGAGCCGTTTACGAAGGTCAAGGTCGTTGAGTTTAACCCTAACAGTCGTAAGCACATTCACTATTGCTTAGTTAAAAAGTACGGTTGGAAACCTAAGTCATTCACCCCCAGTGGTGAGGCTAAGGTAGACGAGACTGTCTTGTCTCAGTTGCCATATCCTGAATCTAAGAAACTAGCGAAGTTCATGTTAGTACAAAAGAGAATCGCTCAGTTAGCTGAAGGTCGTCAAGCCTGGCTCAAGATGGTGGACACTGACGGCAAGCTAAGACATACCATTGTTTCTGGTGGCACTGTGTCAGGTAGAGCAAGCCATCGTAACCCTAACGTGGCCCAGACTGTGTCTGCTAGGGCAGCCTATGGTAAACCCATGCGAGAGCTGTTCACTGTGCCCAAAGGATGGCACCTCTGTGGTGGTGACTTGTCTCAATTGGAACTACGGTGCCTCGCCTATTTTCTTGATGATGGCGGTGAGTATGCCAAGCAAATCATGGAAGGAGACATTCATACTTTTAACCAGAAGGCAGCAGGTTTGCCTACCAGGGATGCAGCTAAGACTTTCATCTATGCCACGACTTATGGGGGTGGAGACACTCTTATCGGCAAGCTAGTCGGTGGGTCTGCAAAAGACGGCAAGAGACTTAAGTCAGAGTTTGACAAGAATATTCCTAGTTTTAAATCATTAAAGAACGAACTTAATCAAGCATATAAGCGCGGATACCTCAAAGGTTTGGACGGCAGAAAGCTGTTCGTAAGGTCAGAGCATAAATGCCTTTCACAACTACTCCAGTCAGCAGGAGCCCTTCTGTGTAAGAAGTGGTTAGCCTTGGTTGACCAGGAGATTACAAGACAAGGACTACAGAACGATGCACTCATTTTGGCATGGGTACATGACGAACTGCAGATTGCTTGTAGAACTGAAGAGGTAGCACACAATGTCGGTGACATACTTAGAGGAATGGCGGAAGAGGCAGGAACTTATTTCGGCATCACAACCAAACTCCCAATCGAAGCAGACTATGCCGTGGGACGAACTTGGTGTGACACGCACTGAGTCTATTGATTTCAACGATGACGTTGAACAGCTCATTTCATTTTGGATTATCTTGGACAAAGCAGCTAGAGAGCCCTTTACGGTCAAGAGTAACTTTGCTCGTACTGGGGCTTGGTACGTTGCTGTTTGTGCAAGTGTCGGTCTAATCACTACACAAATTGAAGAGGACATCTTTGGTAAGAAGTGGCTGATTACTGAGGAAGGCTTTGAGTTTATGGAGAATATAGATGAACGTATTAAAGAATTTCTCTAGTGACAAAACCACGTTACTCATCGATGGTGACTTGTATCTCTACCAGGCAGCTGCAGCATGTGAAGACGAGACTGATTGGGGGGACGACATATGGTCTCTCATGTGTGACGTGGCTGCAGCTAAACGTATGTTTACTAATAGACTGCAGACATTTTGTGAGCGTTTGCAGGCAGACAATATGCTCGTCTGTTTCACTGAGGGTGACAACTTTAGAAAGACTGTGTTCCCTGACTACAAGGGTGGACGCAAGAAGACTAGGAAACCAGTCGGTTACAAGTATCTTGTTGAATGGGCTAAAGACAACTTCATGTGTCATGTGCAGGACACCCTGGAAGCTGATGACATCATGGGCATCCTCCAGTCTGCTAAGACTCATCCAACTTGTATCGTGTCTGATGATAAGGACATGAAGACTATCCCAGGCAAACTCTATAGACCTATGGCTGATGAGCTACTGCAAGTCAAAGATGCAGAGGCTGACTATTACTTTCTAACGCAGTGTCTTACAGGTGATGCTACTGATGGATACAACGGTATCCCTGGCATCGGTCCAAAGAAAGCTGAAGGTATCTTAGGTAACCACCCTAGTTGGGACCAGGTTGCCCAGGCATACATCAAAGCAGGGTTAACCAGGGAGGATGCAATAGTCCAGAGTCGCTGTGCCAGGATACTTAGGAGCTGCGATTGGAATTGGGATACAGAGACGATAAACATGTGGGAGCCGGGACGATGATAGTACACAAGGTATCTTCATTGACTGGTGTACTACACAGTCGAGACATCGATGTCACTGGTGAACAACTGACCCGACATGCAGAAGGTGAGCTGATACAAGACGTGTGTCCAGACCTTAGTGCAGAGGACCGGGAGTTTCTAATGACTGGGATTACCCAGGACGAGTGGCAGAAGTTTGCTGCTTGTCAGGAATGCGAGGTGTAAACAAATGATATTAACTTGGAGAGAGAACCTGCAGCTTACTAAGCCAAGGAAGCTACTGCAGGAGACCCAGAGTACAGAGACTTGTACTAATTACTATGCAGGTCTTGAGGATGGCATCCAGTACAAGCCAAGACGACACACAACTCATCGTGGACTCTATAGAGAAAACATGGCTCGTACTAACGGTATCAACAACCTAAATATTAAAGATAGGATTCTATATAAAGGAGACAACTCATGAATGCATTAGGAGATTCATTGTTATCTAAGTCCCACTTTGGAGACATGCGTAAAGACTTAAACCAGTTAGGTAGAGACGTGGATATAGCTAGAGCTAATCGTAAGGTAGCACTAGATAAACTAAAGGTAGCTGACGGTGCATTAGATAGAGCCAGGGCTGCCTACCATATTGAGCTGATGTACCCAACTAAAGGAGACGAGTGACATGGACACATTAGTTAATTTGTTTATGAGCAGTTTCTTCTTGTTATTCATTGGAGCTACATTGGTCCATTGTTTCTATGAATTAAAAGGGGGTGACAAGGAATGAGTTACCTTGGTATCAACTCAGTAACACCAAACGAATGGGACAGGATAGCCAAGGAAATACCTGCGATAGACAAGGTATCACATGTCTATGAAAGGTTAGCTGAAGAAGAAGCTAAAGATATGGTTAACAGTCCAGACCATTACATTACAGATGGTGGCATAGAATGCATAGAGGCCATTGAAGCATCAATGACCCCTGAAGCATTCCGTGGTTACTGCAAGGGTAATGTACTCAAGTACCTATGGAGGTACGAGAAGAAGTCGAAGGATAACTCCGTGGAAGACCTGGAGAAGAGTCAGTGGTATCTGGAGAGACTGAAGTTAAGTTATCAATAGCAATTAGTACGAGGGTAAAGACAGTGAAGGCAAGCATGTAGTTCATTAAGTTCTTGGGTTCCTTTGGTTACGATTAGTTAAGAAACGTAAGTTTAAAGGAACATATAAGGCAAACATAATGACTTATGATTATCAAGTCTATGCACTTATAGAATAGTCATGTATGCTCAAGGTCTCTTACTATCGGTAAGAAGAAGAGGATGCCGAAGGAACAGTAGCCTCCATGTGTGTTAGTAACAAGGACTAACGTAGAGTGTTAGAGCCAATGACTAACGTGGAGTGCTTACTGAACCCCCGACATCATTTCAAGATTACTCTCATAGTTTCCATAAATCTAGTCAATCGACATAACAAATGAATGACCATTCAGTCTATTAAGTCACATAAATGACCATTAATCAGTTGTGTCCACCCTTTAGAGATACACATACGTTACGAGCGTCACAGACGTTGAACCGAAGAACCCATGCAATACCCACGAATAAACACCTGTATTACATAAGTACATGTGTATACCCATTGTTAACTCAGTAGTCACCGACAACTCTTGTCTCCCTCACAGTGAGCTTAGGTGACTACTGAGATAACTCCTGATGACAACATTAGTATCTACATGAGTGACAGACAAGGTCTACATGAGTCTACATGAGTCTACAT